CTTTCTCGTCGGCAGACTCGTGATCCAGACTTATTCAACATTGCTACTGACATGGAAGTGAACTACATGCTTAGTTCTCAGCCACCTTTATGCAGAATCAGCCCTCCGCCTCATGTCTTGATGCCTCCTAAGCGCATGGCTGGAAAAAATGCAGAAGCTATATATGACTGGCTTCTCAAGACTGCCAAGAAGAATGGCAAGAATGGCAGTCAGTCACAGCAAAGCTCTGGAAAGTTTGGAGCTAAAGGCCAGTCTAGATGTAGTTCACAGCAGATTGGCTCATCAGAGCCATTTGATGACCAAGATGATGGTGGAAGCTCTAATGACACTAACATGTCAAAGACTCCAGGCCATCAGTCTGGAAAACTTGAAGGACAGTTTGACAAGCACAAGTATTCTGGTGATGACTCTAATGACAATTCTAGCAACGAGTCTGCTGAAAATGAAAGCAGCGATAGTTCTGAACAAGGCGGGAATTGCAAAGGTGGCTTCAAAAGCGGAGTGAAAGACCGTTGGGGTGATGTTGGAATTGATCCAGACTTTACTCCAAAAGTGTCAAAGGATTTTGCTGAAAAGATGCGCGAAGCTGTCATAACAGAAGTGCAGAGAGCTGAGAGAACTCAGGGAACAATTCCATCTGGAATTGATGGACTTCTGAATGAGATCAAGAAGCCTGAAATAAAATGGCAAGAAGTCCTTGCACAGTTTGTGACGATGTGCTTTAATGGAAAGCGTCGTTGGCTTCCACCTTCTAGACGCCATATTTACAATGAGGTCTATTTGCAGAGCAGACGTTCTGAGAGAGTCAATGTCACTGTTGCAATTGATACATCTGGATCTTGCATTGGAGACTTGCCAAAGTTCTTTGGAGAGCTGATTTCACTGATGAACACATTTGGTGGATATGACATCCATCTAATTCAATGTGATGCAGCAGTTGACAAGTATGACCATTACGATGACATGGGACATCCATTCCCTATGGATGCAGACCAGAAGATTGAATGGTCTGGTGGAGGTGGAACCTCATTTAAGCCGCCATTCAGGTTTGTAAGAGAGCATGGCATTCAGACAGACTGCTTCATTTACTTAACTGATTCATTTGGTGATGCACCAAAATATCCTCCACCTTATCCAGTTTTATGGATATTGACAGCAGATGGAAATGAAAATTTCTGTTCATGGGGAAAGAAAATTAAATTCAAAAATCGTTCATTTTCAAATTAAAATAATAGAACCTGTAAGTGTGCACTTGCAGGTTTTTATTATGTAGTATTGTTTACATATGCATCAAGCATGATATAATAAAGTTATGCTTATTGACTATGACATCAGTGAAAATGCAGATGTGTCTTCAATACTTGACCAATTTCTGATTGACAACACCTAGAGTGACATAGTCATCCAGTTTTTGTCAAAGTATGATGACCAGCTTTCAAAGATCTGGAGATATAGTGACTTCTATAAAAAGATATTTCAGTTTGACTACTGGAAGTCTTCAGATCTTGAAGTCAAAAACTGGATTGCAGCACATCTAAATAAAATTTCTGTCAATTCTGCAGCTATACTATGCTGGCAGATATGCTCAATTAGCAGCTCATGCTCTGAAGTTGAGAAGAAGGAGTATAGACGACATCTCAACCATATTCTAAAAAAGACGCGCATTTCACATCCATATTCAAAAAGCTGTGAGTCATATATCCGTCCATTGGACAACTGGATCTTTGCACATTTAGATGCTGGATATACTTTTCCGGACTGCATAGCTAAGATGCCTAATGAAATATTTATGCGCTATATACCGTGGATATTTTCAAGCTTATTCTCAACACGAGTCTATCAGCTTGATGTGTTTGATACGGTTGATGACATAAAGAAATGGCATATGCTGAAGTATATGCACATGCTTAGCTTTGATGACAACGTGCGCTTTTGCTCACAAATATATGCATCTGACCTAGATGAGACGATAAAAATAGAATGCCTTAAGATTCAGACGAGCGATGCCAAGAATGATACAATTAACTACAAGTATCTGCTATTTCAAGACTATCCTGAAATATTTAGCATTCTTGCATCTACAAGATCGTTTGATGTCATCCAAATTGAGTTTGCTTCAAGAGGCTGCTAGTACTGCCTAAAAAACATCCTCATGTATTATATCTTAAAAGGTGATGTAAAGATGCTTATCAAATGGTGGGACAACTGCAAAGATGAAGTCAAAGAAGTATATGACTTAGAGTTTGTAAAAACATTTGACAAGTTCAGTGACGTCTCTAAACGCATATCTTTAACTTAAATGCATAAATAGCCTCTATTAAAGCTTGGATCTCATCCAAACAGGCGATTCATTGATGCAGATGACGTCTAGCTTGAGTGTCCAATTGCAAAACTTCTCTAGTTTGACAAGATTACTTCATGGGATGAAGTAGAAATCATGTGTGCATCTGCTGGAATAGATGTCACAAAGCCAATAATGGACTTTTTCATTGTTGGAATGATGGTGTACAAGAACATTACTGATATGATGATTTCTGCATTCAATGAACGTACCTACATGATAGACAAAATAAAGACTGTTGATGACATGGCACTTATATACATGATCGCTTCAACAGGATATCTTGGGCTGTACTCGAAAATTGATGAACAGAGAGCATCACTGGTCTCAAAATGGGAAAATGTTGCAGGCATAGAAGAAGGAGAATATCCTGCATATGGCAGCCATGAATATATAGACAAATTGTCACCATTTAATCCCTTTTATGATTTCCGCATGCAGCATCGAAATGAGTTCATTTCATACAGGACAAAGATATTCAATGCAATAGACATGACAAACCCATTCATTCTGCTGCAATTCTATTCAGCATTTTAGAAAGAGGTGTTTGCAGCTGACACTGACTTCATAAAGTATCTAGTTGGGAGAACATAGCTTAAAGCCAAGTACAACAGCTATTTCGAAGCTGTGTATCATTGGCTGAAAGAAGACCTGAAGAACATCAATATGTATAAAATGTTTATGCAGTAATGTCTAAGATGTGTATAATATCTTAAAAAGAAAGATAAACATCAATGTCAAAAGTATCAGATTTGCTTAACACTAGATCTAGAACAGGAGAAAAGCCTGCAGAAAATGCAAGCTGTGACATGGTTTCACATCCTTAGCATTATCAAGTAGATGACATGACTTATGAACCAATAAAAGTCATAAATGCATGGAATCTAAACTTCAATATTGGATCAGCAGTCAAGTATCTTGCACGATACAAGAAGAAGTTCAATGCAATTGAAGATCTAAAGAAAGCTATTTTTTACATCCAAGATGAAATAAATCACTTGGAAAAGAATACTAAACAGAACGAGGTATAAAAATGAGTACAACAGGAAAAATCCTAGGAATAGACTTAGGTACAGGCTTCAGCGCAATGGCTGTCATGGAAGCAGGCGAAGCCAAAATAATTCCAAATGCAGAAGGTGGACGCACAACGCCATCTATTGTTGCATGGACAAAAGACAATGAACGTCTGGTTGGACAAGCTGCAAAGCGCCAAGCTGTCACAAACCCTAAGAACACTGTCTATGAAGTAAAGCGCTTCATTGGAAGAAAGTTTGATGAAGTGCAGAACGATGTCAGACTGGTGTCATATGATGTCGTAAAAGCGTCAAATGGAGACTGCAGAATAAAAATCAATGGAAAAGAGTATTCTCCAGAAGAAATTTCAAGCTTTATACTTGCAAAGCTGAAGAAAGATGCTGAAGCATATCTTGGAGAAGAGATAAAAGATGCAATAATCACATGTCCTGCATATTTCAACGATGCACAGCGACAGGCGACTAAAGATGCTGGAACAATTGCAGGATTCAATGTCTTAAGAATAATCAACGAGCCGACTGCAGCATCTTTGTCTTATGGACTTGACAAAAAGAAGAGTGGATACATTGCCGTAGCTGATGCTGGTGCAGGAACACTCGACTTCACAATTCTTGAAGTTGGCGATGGCGTTTTTGAAGTAAAGTCTACAGCTGGTGATTCACAGCTTGGAGGAAAAGACTATGACCAAGCTATCATGAAATGGCTTATTGATGAGTTCAAGGCTGAAACTGGTGTTGATTTGTCAAAAGACAACATGGCTCTTCAGCGGCTTAAAGATGAATCTGAAAAAGCAAAGATCGCTCTTTCATCTACAGAGCAAGTTGAGATAAATCTGCCATTCATTACAGCTGATGCAACAGGTCCAAAGCATCTTGTCAAGACAATCAACCGTGCAAAATTTGAGTCACTTGTGTCTGGACTAAATGATAGATATGAAGCACCAGCTAAGCAGTGCATACGTGATGCAGCTGTTGACAAGATTGATGAAGTAATTCTTGTTGGTGGAACTACACGAATTCCATCAGTTCAAGCTAAGATCAAGCAGATATTTGGCCTTGAGCCAAGTCATGGTGTAAATCCTGATGAAGTTGTTGCTGAAGGTGCAGCTATTCAAGGCGGTGTACTTCGTGGTGAAGTCAAAGACATTCTTCTTCTTGACGTGACTCCATTGACGCTAAGCATCTGCACAAATGGACAGATTGCTACACCTATGATTGAGCGCAACACAACAATCCCTACCAAGAAGACATAGACATTCTCTAATGCAACTCCAATGCAGAGCATGGCTACAATCATGGTTGGCCAAGGTGAAAGAAAGCTTTTTGCTGACAACAAGCTTCTTGGACAGTTCAACGTTGAGATAACTCCATGTCCTCGTGAAGGCCAAGCACAGATTGAAGTCACATATGACATTGATGCAAATGGCATTCTCACAATCTCTGCTAAAGACTTGGCCATGAACAAAGTTGCAAACATCACAATTACCAACAGCTCAGGCCTAAGCAAAGAAGAGATTGAGAAGGCAAAGGCAGAAGCTGAGAAGTTTGCTGAAGAAGATGCAAAGAAAGTTGAGCTCATCAACACAAAGAATTCAGCAGAAAGCCTTTGCAATCAGATTGACAAAGCAATGTCTGATGCTGGTGAAAAGCTGACAGATGAAGACAAGAAGCCTGTCAATGATGAGATTGCCAAAGTCAGAGAAGCTGCAAAAGGAAATGACATCGATGCAATAAAGAAGGCACTTGAAGCTTTGAACAAAGCGTATGAGCCAGTCATTTCAAAGATATATCCTGCTGGATAGAATCCTGCTAATGGGCAGCAGTTCAGCCCTGAGCAGTTTGCTGAAATGATGAAGAATCCATAGTTCGCAGAAATGTTCAAGAATGCTGGAACTGGTGCTGCAACACCTCCTCCAGAAAATGAGCCAAAGAAGAACTCTGATGGAACAGTTGATGCTGAATTTACAGACTAAGCATTACAGCTAAAAGCAAAGCGGCTTGACATATGTCAGGCCGCTTTACATTTTCAATAGACATGTTATAATTGTTTTAGAGGGTTATATGGAAACAAGACGTGACTATTATGAAGTTCTAGGCGTCTCAAAAGATGCATCAGAAGATGACATCAAGAAAGCATTTAGGAGACTTTCTAGAAAATACCATCCAGACATGCAGCAAGGCAAAAGCGATGCTGAAAAGAAGGATGCTGAAGAGAAATTCAAAGAGATTGCTTCTGCATATGAAGTCCTCGGAGACAAAGACAAGCGACAGCAGTATGACCAGTTTGGATTTGATGATGGAATGTCTAGTGGAATGGACATGGATGATTTCATGTCTCGCCATGCTGACATGTTCTCTAGAACGTTTGGATTCAGTCCATTTGAACATGGCTTTATGGCTTCTCAGCGAGAAGCAGATCCACGTGAAGATGGACAGAGCATTAGAGTGTTCACAAGCTTGACATTCAAAGAGTCAGTTTTTGGCTGCAAAAAAGACTTTAAGTTCACCTACAACAAAGAATGCCCTGAATGCCATGGACATGGAACAAAAAGTGGCAGCAAGCCTTCAGTATGTCCACAATGCCAAGGAGCTGGAGTATTTACACAGCGTCAGCGGACACCTTTTGGAATGTCTATTGTCACAACTACATGTCCGCATTGCCAAGGAACAGGGACAATTTCAGACCCTTGCCCTAAATGCAAAGGTACAAAGAGAGTTCCTGACACTCGAATACTCTCTGTAAATATTCCAGCAGGTGTCAAAAATGGCCAACGTGTCAGAATCTCTGGAATGGGTGACGTCGGAGTTGTAGGAGGAAGAAATGGTGATGTATATATTGAAGTCCATGTAAGTCCATCACCTGTCTTTGCACGAAAAGACCAGTATGACATTGAGATACTAGACTTTCCAATATCTCCCTTGATAGCGACATTTGGTGGAAAAGTTGAAGTTCCAACACTTGACGGAATCAAGAAACTTGACATTCCAGCTGGGACAACTTCTGGAAAGTACTTCAAGATTGCAAAGCAAGGTGTTGCAGGAAAAGGTGACATGTACATCAAAGTCAATGTAGCACCTTTGACTAAGCTTACTTCTGAGCAAGAGAAGGCACTGAAAGACATGATGCCATCATTGGCAAATGACAATGTCAAAGGATTGACAGCGTTGCTAAACAATGCAAAAATGTCAATGTCATGAGCAAGCGCTGCTGGACTGCTGATTTTCATCTAGGGATGACTGACATACTAAAGTATGAACGTCGTCCATTCAAGACTGTTGAATAGATGAATGCAGCATTGATTGGATCTTGCATACAGAAGGCTTAGGTCTATTCAGAAAAGCAGAATGACGGAACAGAAGTTGTCGTTGACAGAGATGTGATTATACATGTTGGTGACTTAGCGTCTTTCGGAAATGACCGTGGAAGCAAAGGCCTAGACTGCAATCCATCAAAGCTTATTTCAGCTATACCAGCGACATTCATCAACATTCGTGGAAATCATGATGTCAACAACCGTGTAAAGTCAATATGTGATTCAATGCGCACAAATTTGGGACGAAGATTTCCAAATGTGTCAGTGTCGCATTATCCATCATATGATTCACGTGTCGGTGGAAATGTAAAGAATGGTGACATCCATATATGTGGGCATGTCCATAACCATTGGAAGCATTGCTTAGACTTAGACAGGTCGATATTGAACATCAATGTTGGTGTTGATGTGTGGAACTACAACATCATTACAGAAGATGAACTTATACAGTACATCGAAAAAGTGCTGAGACTCCCAAAAGACCAAGTCACAAAAATTAAGACTGTCAATGGAAAACTTACATATCTATGACAAGTATAATATAATTGTCATTAGTCAACAACGAACATAAACATCAACCAAAGGAAACAAAAGATGAGTGACAACAATGACTTGAGCAACATCAATAAGTATGAAGAGATTTTTGATGATCAGGTCTTTATAACAGGAATAACATGGAACAAGAATCATGGGACATACAACTCTCGCAAAGTTGTGTATACTGATGATCTGCCGGTCCAGTTTACACTGAATATTCCAGAAAATGTCCTTAAGCAGGCAAAATCTGCCAAGAACAACTACTATGACATCATTGAGACTTTTGTCTATAATTTCTTGACACATAAGTTTGGATATGAGGTCAGTTCTTGCTCAATCTGGCTTCCTCTTGAAGTAAAGTAAGTTTACTTTATTCAGTTTTGATATATTATATAAAAAGATGCTGACAGCAAAATGTCATACTAATTCTTAGTAAAATACGCATCTTGAAAGGAAACAAATGAACAACAAGTTCGAAAACGCGCTCAAGACGACTCTCAATGATGAGGTCTCTATTACTGAAAATGGTGCAGTTGGATTCAAGACTTCTGGAAAGAAGCTGCTTGACATCAATTTTGCAACTTCATCTCTGCGTCAGAAGTCTGCTGA